GCTCAACAAGAATACTTTTTAACCCCATAGCATGCCCAACGTCTGCATTCTGCGGCTTGTCTTCAATCCACCACAAGCCACTATCGCGATATGGTTCCAGTGCAGAGTCTTTGTCTGCTCCTGTGTCTAAACAGATAACCGTTTCAATTGCATTGCCAAAGATCTTGCGTAGATTCATTTCACGCAATTTCTGTGCGTTTTTGTCTAGGCTCAAACTGGTAATAACACGGAATTGATAGCCATGTTCTTCGTGCAGTCGTTTAACATAGTAAGCACTATCACGAAGCGCAGGAAGAAAGCCAATGGCTGCTGACTCATTAAAAGTCTTAACAACCTTTTTAGCGTCTTTTTCTTCTAGCTCATTGTAGTGATGATGTAGATAATAGCTCTTCTTGTTATCTGCTGTCAGTGTGTAGCCACGCTCTTGCATCCAAACTGAGAATGCCCATTCCCAGTCCAATAAAACGCCATCCGCATCTGTGAGTATAAGTTTTTGTTTCATACCATATTATAGCATTATTTTGGTAGAGTGTCAACCGGCTAAGTAAAATATGAACATAATAATCTATACCCTAGTGATGGTTCAAATCACTATAGCCTGTGTAACGCTGTATTTGCACAGAAGTCAAACACATAGAGCTGTACAATTTCACCCTGCGGTTAACCACGTTATGCGAGCCTGGCTTTGGCTTACCACAGGCATGGTTACTCGTCAATGGGTGGCTATACATCGCAAACATCACCAACGTTCGGACCAAGAGGGCGATCCGCACAGCCCACAGATCTACGGCATATGGCGTGTGCTATTCGGCGGAGCATTGCTTTATCATTCAGCCAGCAAAGACACAGCCATGGTCGACTCCTTGAGCAAGGACTGCCCTAATGATTGGATTGAACGCAACCTTTACTCCGCACACAGTCGCTCAGGTATTCTTTTAATGCTGGTCATAGACCTTTTGCTCTTTGGACCGTGGGGATTTGTAGTGTGGGGTATTCAAATGATATGGATTCCGTTTTTTGCCGCAGGTGTCATTAACGGATTAAGCCACTGGTGGGGTTACCGTAACACAGATACCAAAGATACTAGCCGCAATTTAATTCCTTGGGCTATCTGGATTGGCGGGGAAGAACTACACAACAATCATCATGCTGATGGTGCTTCAGCTAAGTTCAGTCAACGTTGGTGGGAGTTTGATATAGGTTGGATGTACATCAGCATACTTAGGTTTTTCAAACTAGCTACAGTTAGATAAAGAAAAAGCAGCCCGGAGGCTGCTTTTCTTTTACCACTAAATTGTATTGCTCTATGAGCGTAACTTATTTCTTCACGCCAGCGTTAACAAATGCGTACATCTTTTCAGCTGTTTCTAGAACTTTGTCAAGTCCTGGAAACTCTGGCATGCTAACGGTGCTTACGATCTGACCAGTCTTTTCATCACGCTTTGCAGTCATTTCCCAACCGGCAAACTTCGATTGAAAATCGTCTTGTACTAGGCTTTTTGCCATGCCCAAGATATCGCTACGGATTTCGTAACCGTTCTTGTTAAATTTAACTTCTGGTAGTTTTGGTGCTGTATAAAGTTCTGACATTTTATATCTCCTGTGTGTAATGTCTGTGTCTAACAACTACTTCTATTTCGCTGTTAGTTTATTATATATGCCTAACTAAAAAAAAACAACTATTTTGTGATTCTGTTTATCCGTTCACGGATGATTTCTATCACAGGTTCTGCCAATACCACTTCATAATGGTTGTAGTCAACATCTATCAATTCCATGTCTTCGTGATGTTTTTGACTGGCAACTGTAACTACACCATCATTGTGTGCCAACATAAAAGGGCTTTGTCCTTTTACAGTAACGACATTGGTCCAAGGGTGTTGAATTTTAATCTGGCTAGCCTGTTTGAAAGCCCAACTGTTTGGCCCGATGTCACGCATTAGTCGGCTAAAAGGTAAAAAATATTTGGCATAGTCTGCTACCTCCGCACCGCCATAGGGTGTACTCAAAGTCACTGCACCTAATACTCGATTAGGCATAGCATTGGCTATGTGTAAACTATAGATGCCACCTAAACTATGTGCTAGAAAATACATATCTCGAACATCTTTCAACTGTGCTTTCATGTCTTCGAGATTATTCTCAAATCCATTGCGACTGTCATAGTTAATGTCTATGCCTTGCCCAATCTTACTTCTGATATAATTGAAACTTTCACTAGTAGCACTAGCTCCGTGTATATAAACCAAGGTCATTGTTTATTTCCACGGTGTTGGTGCTGGAATATCGCAAGGTCCTTCTGCGGGTTCTGTGCCGTAGTCTGCCGGCATGATGATTTCTAGGTACTCCATATCTGGGCTGTAGTCGTAGAGATAATGCACGATACCTGGACGCTGCTGTACGCAATCGCCAGCTTCAACTAGATGGATTTTATCTTCATACATGAATTTGGCCCAACCTTTCAACATGTATACTATTTGAAATTCTGCTACGTGAATGTGCCATCCAGTGCCGCCCGAATTCTCTGGCGGTAGGTTTGCTCGGGTAATATGAGCAAGCACACGCCCGTGTGTTGCATCTGCGACGCCAAGATCTTTGTAAAGAAAAAAGTCACGTAACCCGCCACCTTTAAACTCTACTTCAGATCCTTTAACGTGTGAAAACTCTGTGGTCATTTAGAAGACCTCCTGTGTGTATGTATATATGCCTTGCGGCGCAGCAAGCTATTCTGCCATCACACGTTTAGCTGCTTCGTACTGTCCGATGCGAGCCAAATGACTGGCAGCACGAGCTCGGCCGAATGAATCAAATATTGACCAAATATAGTTGAGAATTGTTTTCATAGGTATTGTTCCTTTTGATAGTTAAACTGACGGATATAGTTTTCTAATTGGGCGGCATCGGTAATGCCTTTGTCTGCTAGATATGCATCTAGACTTGATTGATAACTGCTACCTGGAAACATTTCGGATAAACGTTCCAAGATCATCAGCATCCTTTGTGATATGTGTTTCATTGTACTTTCCTCTGTAAGTGTGTGCAGGTTCTTATGGTTTCTACTGAGTATTTAGTCGGGCATTGTGCGATTGCACAATTTCTGCTGAATAATATCATTTTAACAATCTCGGGTTTAGGTTAAATATAATATCAACGGAACCACTCATGAAACTTAGAACTCGTTCAATACTGCAAGAGCTGAATGAAATAGCTGAAGTACGCAACAAGGATGCGCTGTTTGAAAGCAGGGCCACTAACATCATTAATTCAGCCATAAACCTACTGGAAAGCCTGCACAAGCAGTATACTCCAGAACAGGCAGATGAGCTTGAGCGCAGATTTGTCAACGCTATCCGCGGACAGGACGCTGCTAAATTCACCCGTGGTATCCGTAAAATAACAGAATCTCGTAAATCGCAGAGAATTATCAACGATGAATAAACTATTTGAAGGTGGCAATGTATTCAAAGATGCCAATAAACAATCACTAACACAGCGCATCGCTACCAAAGATGTTGCAGCTACTATAGACTACATAGAAAAGATCACTGGTCTTGATTTCACCAAAGAACTAGATCCAGATGATAAAAAACCGGTGAAATGGCTGGGAACCACAGGACGCAAAGAAGATCCAGATGGCACCTTTGAGCTGAACAGTTCGGGTGATCTAGACCTCTCAGTGGATGCCAATGAAGTAGACAAAAAAGAATTCGCAGCTAAGTTAATTGCACAGTTTGGCAAAGAAAATGTCAAGCTCAGTGGAGACAGTGTGCATTTAAAAACACCTATCGCAGGGGATCAAGTCAACGGCTTCGTGCAGTCAGACTTTATGTTTAGTGTAAATCCCAAGTTTCAACAAGGATCATTGATAGGCGGTCGCGGGCAGTATCGAGGCGAACATCGCCATATCGTACTGAGTTCTATTGCCCGAGCCAGAGATCTAAAATACTCACCTAAGTTTGGTCTTTTACACGCAGACACCAACGAACCTCTGCCAGGTGGTGATGACTGGAATACCATAGCCAAACAGTTGCTGGGGCAAACAGCCACAGTTAAAGATATACGCAGTGTAGACAACATTCTAGACTACATAATTAAACTGCCCAACTACGATGAACTGGTCTCAGGTGCTAGAGAAACCTTGGGCAAACAGGGCATCGAGCTACCAGCCAAGGCTGCTGTAGAAAGCTATCAACCAGGCACCATAGGGTGGATGCGCAGAATGATTGACATAGTGCAATGAGATTCTGGGAAATACTAACTGAAGCAGAAACTGCTGCTCCCAAGAAGGTGGGCAGAGAGTTCAACCACCTAGAGGATTTGGTGTTCACTGAATCAGATGGTGCAGTCAAGGCCATACAGATACTGAAAGATCTAGCTAAACCTGAAACCAGCATCACTATCAAATGGGATGGTAATCCTACTGTGTATTGGGGTCGTGAAGACAATGGTGAATTTAGATTGGTAGGTAAAAACAATTGGGGACGTGAAGAAGGCCGATCATCAAGCCCAGAAGAACTCAAACAGTTTATCATGAGTCGT